TTCATGGCGGTAATGCTGCTGATTGCGGTGGTGCTGTTGGCCAGAACTGCGTGGAGCGAATGATGGGCCTTTTGGATAAGGCGAAATCGTCTTATCATCCTCGTGGAAGGAAATCTCGGCACGCGGATGAAGATCTTCAAGAGCTTTGCCTAGCTTGGCTACGGGGCGAGATAACCTCTCTGCAAGCTGCTGATGCCTTGGGGGTAAGAACTGCTTTGGCCGCTCGTTCAACAATGCAAAGCTGGGTCGCGACGTCTATACGCCGAGGGAAATTGAAGGTTGAGGTAGTGAAATGACGCCTAGCGTCGTCTGCATCATGCTCACCAGAGATCGCGGCGGCATGAACCGCAGGGCAATCGAATCGTTCCGTTCGCAGACCTACGAAAACAAGGGGCTGCTGGTGCTCGATACGGGCGATACCACTTGGGGCGAACACATCGCATGGCGCGAGAATGAGATTCACTGGAAGGTCAAGGAATCCGGCATGACCATCGGTGAACTACGCAACTACGCCAACGAGTACGTCACCACGTGGCCGATCGGATCGACGGATATCTTCGCGCATTGGGACTCGGACGACTGGAGCCACCCTAACCGTCTGGCGGAACAAGTTACGCTGCTGCAGGCGAGCGGCGCCGATGCCGTGGGCTACAACTGTGCGCTGTTCTGGGATACTCGCAAGGATGGCGAAGCGTGGCTGTACCAATTCCCAAATCCGCTGTACGCTTTGGGTGCCTCGCTGATGTACTGGCGGAAGACGTGGGAGCGGAACACGTTCCAGCATGTCAGGCACGGCGAAGATGAGCGCTTTACCAAGCGGTGCAAGACGGTGGGAGTGAGCAGCATGGCAATTGATCAAGGCGATCGCATCGACTGGGAAGTGCCCCGCGTAATCTTCGGCGTCCATGGCGGCAACACCAGCGGGGCGTATGACTTCACCAAGCGTAACGGGAATTTCAAGCGCACGCCCGAATGGGATGCGTACTGTCGAACTCATATGGAGATGCTCTGATGCCAGTGTGGTTAGTTCTGCCGAGTGCCTTGCCGCCCGAGCAGGCCGACGAATGCTTCAAGCTCTGGAGCCAGCAAGGCTACAAATTGTGTATCCAGCGCGACCCCGGCCACATTTACGATTCGAAGTATGCGCACATCATGATGGAGCGACCATACAAGGGCTACCCGGAGGCGGTGAACTACCTTGCCAAGGGCGTGCTGGCTGATGATCTGGATTGCAACTGGATTGTAGCGGCGGGCGATGACACGCACCCGGATCTGAGCCACACGGCGTATGAGATCGCGGCGCAGTGCAGGCGTCATTTTGCGCACTGCACAGGGATCTGCAATTGCGGCCTGTGGCCTCAAACCTTCGGCGTGATGCAACCGACCGGCGACCGATGGGGCGATGACGCCTACTCCCGCGCGAAGTGGCCCGACGCGCCGGCCATGATCGACCGCATCTGCGGATCTCCCTGGATGGGGCGCGAGTTCTGCCTGCGCATCAACCAAGGGCAAGGTCCGCTGTGGATGGAATACCACCATAACTGGGCCGATGAGGAGTTGCAGAATGTTGCCATCAAGTACGGCTGCTTCTGGCAGCGGCGCGATCTGATCCACTACCACAACCACGCGCGGCGCAAGGGTGGCCAGTGGAAGGAGCATCAGCGCGGCTTCGATTCGGACTATACGCGGATGAAGCCGCTGTTTGATGCGCGAAAGAAGATGAACTTTCCCGGATCGGAGCCGCTGTGACCACCGTAGAGAAGGCGAACTTCGACCAAGAGCGCGAGCTTGTGAAGTACTGGCGCGATAAGCACTATGCCAACCTGCAGGTGATTCACGATCTGGAGCATCCTAGGGAAAGGCCTTCTCGCGGTAAGGTGATAATCCAAACCACTCGAACGGCTACTCAATTAACTGCGATCGGACGGCTGGACTCTGTGTACTCAAAGCTAATTGACATATATGAAAACATGCCGCGTAGGGATTATTAGGAGATCAATTTGAAGCGAATCCTCATAACCTTCGGCGGTAGTGCTTACGAAGCCACAGTCGGCGCCACCGTCGAAGATCACAAGCGCTTCGGCGCGGATGCCTGCTATGTCTACGACGACGTTTGGCTTCGGGCGCATCCGTTCTACGAGCTAAACCGCTGGCTGTTTGAGCTGCCGGGAGTCCGCGGGCTTTGCTGGTTCGCATGGAAACCTCTGATCATCATGGACGCGCTGGAGCGCTTCGCCGCTGATGGCGATGTGGTGCTGTTCATCGACGGCGACACGCACCCGATAGCGGATATGTCGCCGCTGTTCGACCGATGCGTGGCTGATGGGGGGCAGATGCTGTTCGCGGCGCAGGGGTGCAGCAATCGGCAGTGGGTGAAAAGCGAATGCTTCGAGGTGATGGCCGCTGAAAGGATAGTTCCTGGACGCAGGCATGTAGTCATCGACTCGCAGGCTGGAGTTGCTAGATTTATGCTTTTTCAGAAAGGGCATTGGCACGTTAAACAGTTCCTTGCGGAGTGGTTAACATACTGCCTGAACCCAACGGCTACCACGTTCGACTTGCCGAACGGAATGATGGATGAGCATCCCGGCTTCGAGCAGCACCGCACCGAGCAGGCGATCATGACGCTGCTGGCACATAAGTACGGCTTCAAGCTGTACCGCGAAGCCGACCATTTTGGGGATGATGAACTCGCCAAGTTCGGGACAGACTCATGGTACGGAACCATTTTCGAGCAAATCTATGGGGCTGGTCCGCGAAACAACGAGGGGAGCCGTTACCGTAATGTCGGCTAAAAGAATAGACATGAGAGGCCAGAGATTTGCGTCTCTGGTGGTCGTTGATCCGCTTCGCATAACCAGCAAATGGATGTGCGTATGTGATTGCGGTAATACGCACGAAGCGTTTCGCCATAATTTGCTAAAGGGCCAGACAAAGGCTTGTAGTCAGTGCTCCATTAAACACGGGGGAAAGCACACGGCTGAATATCGCATTTGGTGCGGAATGAAAAACCGTTGCCTGAACCCAAACAACACTTCCTATGCTAGATATGGAGGGCGCGGTATTACCGTCTGTGAAAGATGGGTTGACTCGTTCACCAATTTTAGGGCCGACATGGGATCGCGCCCAGAAGGCATGACGATTGAACGCATCGACAACGATGGGCCATATTCACCAGAGAACTGCGAATGGGCTTCGCTGAAAGCGCAGGCCAATAACCGTCGCGAACGAAAAGTATTCCCTCCACGAGATAGCGAAGGCAAGTACTCAAAGGCGGTAGCGTAATGGCGATCTACCAAAGCAATCTCCGCGCCCCTGATCTCAGGCCGTATTTTCGCCTGCTCGACCCGCCGATGCAGCACTGCGGCTACGATGCGCCGAGCGATCCAGACTTCGACCCGCGCTGTACCTATTGGACGATGGACGAGGCGGCGATCTTGTACAACGTGGCGAAGTCCGTACCCGCTGGCACGTGGGTTGACATCGGCGCGCGGCTCGGATGGACGGCGGCGCATTTGGCGGAAGCGGGACAGGAAGTCTATGCGGTAGATCCCGAGTTGGAATCCAATGACTTCTGCGACAGGTTTGATCGCAACACAGAGGCGTGGGGAATACGGATATACCCATTGGCTGACACCAGGGAAGGGTTCTTGAAGAGACCCTCCATTGTCGGCCTGAGCGCTCCATTCGACGGTTTTGTCATCGACGGCAACCACGACTCGCCAGAGCCGCTGAACGATGCGAAGGGCGCACTGGCACACGCGAAGCCGGACTGCATCATCATGTTCCACGACACGCTTGGCACTGCCGTGCGCGACGGCGTGCGGTACCTGATGGATCAGGGATGGCGCTGCCGGATGTACTGGACGCCGAACGGGGTAGCGTGCTGCTGGCGTGGGCATGGGGGCTGGATGCCGCCAGATCATGTGCCGGACCCGAAGATGGATTTCGCGCCGCATAAAGCGCTGATGGTGGACATGCAGGATTACTGGGAGAGATGCGAATGAGCAAGGTGGGACATTTCGACATTTGCAAAGTGATGGCTGCTGAGAATCTGGATATCCAGATTGCTCCGCTTGAGAACGTGACCAATCTACGCAAGGTGAAGGCCGGAACGCAGGTGACGATAGGCGTCGGCGGTGACGTGGTGGCGGCGATTGGCCTAGAAAACAAATACGTCGGCGGATTGCTGCTGTGCAACCGCGAGCAGTATTTCGCGATTAAGGAAAGGCTTGAGGCACAGAAATGAGCCATTCTCAGAACGGCGAGGATTCGATCATCGCGGCGTGCTTCCCGCCAGACTACAAAGGGACGCTGCTCGAAATCGGCGCATGGCTCCCCGAAGAGTTCAGCAACTCGAAGCTATTCATTGATCGCGGATGGGACGCCACTCTGGTGGAGTTCTCGCCCCTCGCAGTGGACCGCCAGATCAAAGCGCACGGCTACAACGAGCGGGTGAAGATCATCGCGGCGGCTGTCACTGCTGAGCCGGGGCACGTTACACGCTTCCACGTGACGGAAGATGCGCTGTCAACGGATAGCGAGGCGCAGGTTGCCGGATGGAAGGATCTGCGCCCTGGCTATCACGGCGGATTCTACGGTCACCTGTGGGTGCCGACAATCAGCATTGGGGCGCTGCTATCGCAGTTCTTCGGCAATACGCCGCTTGACTTCGCGTCCATCGACACCGAGGGCAGTTCCACAGAAATCTGCATTGCGCTGATGCGGACGGACCATCGCCCCAAGGTGATCTGCGTAGAGTACAACGGGCGGGCAGTCGAGATCATGCAGGTTGCGCGGCCGCTGGGGTACGTGATCGTGGAGCAGAATCAGGAAAACCTGATTTTACGGAGGGTAAATTGATCAGATTTTGGATTTCGTGGTGGCAGCCGGGAGAAGATTACAGGCCGCTGACTTTCCCCCCGAATAACCACATTTTGGGATGGTGGAGAAGCGGAGAGCGCGGGGAAGGCGAGTCGAGCCTTTGCGCGGCCGTAAGCGCCAAGGACGAAGACGCGGCAAAGCGCTACGTTCTGAAAGATTGGCCCGAGGCAACGGACTGGCGATTCTGCAACGTCGTGGCGAGCGATTATGTTCCGGGCGATAGGTTCCCGTTATCAGACTGGATGAAGCCTCGATTTGGAGTCAAGACATGAAGCTCAAGGGCAAGCGGGCCATCGTAACGGGAGCCTCGCGCGGTCTGGGCGCGAAGATCGCGGAAGTCTTCGAGCGGGAAGGCGCGGAGGTGTTCAAGCCAACGCGGGAAGAATACGATATGTCGTGGGAGGATTCGCCAGATAGAATCCTGCGTAACGCTTGGAATGGGATAGCGCCTGAAATCATCGTAAATAACGCCGCGCAAATTGGTCCGATCGGTCCCGCTGATGAAACTTACTATCTCGACTGGGAAGAATGCCTAAAGGTAAACCTCATCTATCCCGCTGAAATCTGCCGCCTAGCAGTTGGGATGATGAAGCGCGAGAAAGCGCAAGGCTCCATAATCAACATCAGCGGCGGTGGGGCCACATCGCCGCGTCCCAACTATTCGGCCTATGCCACGGCCAAATGCGGCTTAGTGCGATTCTCCGAGACACTCGCGGCTGAAGTGGAGCAGTACGGCATCCGCGTGAACTGCGTGGCACCGGGCCTGCTGAACACGCGCATGGGCAGTCCCGATGGCGACCCACCTGATAGGGCGGCTGAGCTTGTTGCGTGGCTCGCCAGCGACGATAGCAGGCCGATTACGGGGCGGCTGATCAGTGCGAAGTGGGATGCGTGGGATCAGCCGGGATTTGCTGAATATCTTTCCAAGGAGGGCGCGCGCGACATGTACAAGCTCAGGAGGATTCAACCCGAATGAACGTTGCCATCATCGGCTGCGGCAAGATCGGACAGCGGCGGGCGAAAGCGCTGCGGGCGGAAGATCGCATACTGTGGTGTTGCGATTCTGACGCGCAGTTGCTGAATGCCGTTCGAGCTTATGACTTCGCCACCGACTGGCGAGATGTTGTTGCTGATCTCGATGTCGAAGCCGTCATCATCGCCACCACGCCGGATGTCGCGCCAGAGATTGCGATGGCGGCGATCTGCCAAAACAAGCATGTACTCCTCGAAAAGCCAGCAGCGCATTTTGCATCTCAGCTTGACCTTCTGAAATTGTCCGGGACGTGCGTGCGTGTCGGCTTCAACCACCGTTACCACCGCGCCATCGTGAAGGCTCGCGAACTGTTCGACGCTGGCGCTATTGGCGACCTGATGTACATTCGCGGGCGATACGGCCACGGCGGGCGTCTGGGCTACGAGAAGGAATGGCGGGCCGATCCGAAGATTTCAGGCGGCGGCGTGCTGATCGACATGGGCGTGCATCTGATCGACTTGGCGCAGTGGTTCACGGGCTGCGAGATGTGCGCGGAAGAGTGTTTCACAAGAACGTACTTCTACGACCAGCAGGTGGAAGATAACGCATTCATCCACCTTCAGAGCAGGCACGGAATTTTAGCTAGTCTGCACGTCTCCAACACCGAATGGAAGAACCTGTTCAGCTTCGAGATCTTCGGCGAGCGCGGCAAACTGGAAATCAACGGGCTGGGCGGAAGCTACGGCGTGGAATCCTGCACACTGTATGCGATGTCTCCAGAGATGGGGCCGCCCGCAACAACGAAGTGGGAATACCCGATGGCGGATGATAGCTGGGAGCGCGAATGGCTGGAGTTCTGCGAGGATATCCGGCTGAAGCGGACGCCAGTTCCGGGGATTCGCGAAGCTCAGGAGGCATTGCGGATTGTTGAGGCGGTTTACGAGGCGAACAGATGAGCGGTCGAAATGTGATCGGCTGGATATTCATCGCGGCGGGCGTGGCGTTCATATCTGCTGCCCGATGGAAGACGCGCCATCTGGTCGAATGGGATTCACTGATGGCAATGTGGTATCCCTACCTGATCGGCGCTTTAATGCTGTGGGCTGGCTACATGATGTCTACTGAAAGGCGGACGAAATGAGCCGCATCGTCGCCATTCTCCCAGTCCGTAATGAGGGCTGGATTCTCGGCTGCAGCCTGCGAGCGCTGATGCGATGGGTGGATTCGGTTGTGGTGCTGAACCACGCCAGCACAGACAACACCGGAGCCATCCTAGACGCGCTGGTGATCGAATACGGGCCAGGAAGAGTGACCGTCATGGAGGATAACGATCCCACCTGGCGCGAGATGTCCCAGAGGCAAAAGCTGCTCGATGCCGCTCGCTTCCTTGATGCCTCGCACGTGGTAATTGTGGATGCCGATGAGATCCTGACGGCAAATTTCCTCCCGATCATCCGCGCGATGGTCGAACGCACGCCGCATGGGCAGGTTCTTCAGCTTCCATGGCTCCAACTGCGCGGCAGCATCAACCAAGTGCATACGACGGGCCTGTGGGGGCAGCAGAATGCATCGGTGGCCTTCCCTGACATGCCGGAATACTGCTGGAAGGCTCAGAACGGCTACGATCATCACCACAGGCACCCGATGGGGCGATCGCACATCCCGTATATGCCGATGGGAATGGCCCGAACTGGTGGCATCATGCACTGCCAGATGGTTAGTGATCAGCGATTGCGGTGGAAGCAGTTTCTGTACAAGCTGATCGAACGGCTGCGGTGGCCGAATAAGCGGACGCCTGCGCAGTTGAACGTAATGTACGACCCGACCGTGAATGCAGTTGACCGGATGGCTCCTACGCCTGCTGAATGGTGGGCGGGTTACGAATCGCTGCTGCAATACCTGAATGTCGATGCGGAGCCGTGGCAGAAGGCGGAAGCGCTGCGGATCATGCGGGAGAATCCGGGGATTGAAGCGGGGCTGACGGATTACGGGGTGCTGGGATGAGCAGGTTTAAGACGCGTCGCGATAAAGACTATGAGCAGTGGATGAATGCCGTTAACGCTCTCAGGGCCTTATCGCCAGATGACGCACATCGGGCGTGGGCAGAGGCAACGCATGAGGAGTCGATGCAATCATGGGCGAAATCTCGTGGCTTGAAGCGTTCTGGCGGACATGCATGCATTAAGCGTTTATTAGGAAAGGCTTGTCGTTACAATTGCGTTCTCGGTCGAGGATGTTTTCCACCCATGCATGATCATTGCTCGTTGTGGCTGAAGAATGGCAAGCCACATGTGTTTGTATCTCAGCCCTATCCAGGATCAACCTCAGAAGTGGCGGAATGCATCGCTTTCGCTAATGAAAATGGGCTCGTCTTGCGTATCGGAACGTGGCCTGCTTGGCATTATCCTGGAGCGGTCTTGATGATGGAATATTTCCGTAGAAGTACAGAGCCTCCAATAACCGATGTGGCGGTTGGTCCATAGACGGTCTTTGATTCGGGTACACTCTAGCAGGAGGCGATATGCCGCTTGGAATCTTGTTCTGGGTCCTGATGATCATCTGGTTGGTGTTCGGGTACTGGTCGAATCTGCCGCAATCGCCTCCGTGGTCACGCTTCGGCGGCTCCATCCTGATCTTCGTGCTGATGGCCATCATCGGCTGGCAAGTGTTCGGTCCCGCAATCAAATAAACAGGCGCGGTGGTAAACTACCGCCATGCGCCAACGCCTTCGCGGCTTGCTTCTCAAATTCTACCGGCATCTCACGCCGAAGCCTAACCCCGATCCCGATCTGCGCCGCCAGAATCAGTGGCTGCAGGAACAACTAGTCGCACTGCTGCAACAGGATCAGATGCGCGATGCCATGGACAGCTACGTCTCCATGGTGGGAGAGCTTGCCGAAGCAAAACAGATGGCCGGCGCGGGGCCGTGGAGTGCGGGGCCTGCTGCGCTGGCGACTACCGAAGCGATCATCAAGGACGCGCGTGAGCACTTTAAAGTGCGCGAGTCAATCGACGGCGCGATAGGCGCAACGGGCGACATCAACCTAATGCTCGCCAACATCGGCTGGCGCAGGGAAACGGCGCTCTCGTGGCTGGAGTTCTCGCGTTGGGGCATTCAGCAGATTATCCTGATTTGCCGCCTCTACTACATCAAGAACCCCATCGTTCGCAGGCTGATCGACGTGTGCGCGGCGTACGTGTTTGCCCGCGGCGTGGAAGTCACGACCTCAGACGAAACCGCGAATGAGGTGCTAAAAGACTTTTTCGAGCGGAACAAGAAAGTCTTCGGGCAGATTGCGTTGGTGGAAAGCGAGAAAGCGAAGGACTACGACGGCAACCTGTTCTGGTGTTTCTTCAGTGACCGCGAAAACAAGGGGCTGGTGGATGCGCGGCGAATTGATGCGACCGAGATTCAGCAGATTGTGACCGACCCCGAGGATTCGGATACGCCATGGTATTACCAGCGCATCTGGACGCAGAAAACATTCGACCCACAGCGCGGCGAAGTAGGCGAAACCACGCAATCATGCTGGTATCCGGCGCTCGGATTCGACCCGCCAGAGAAGCCTGCGGAATTCAACAAGTCACCTGTGATGTGGGATTATCCCGTCTACCATCGCAAGTGCGGCTACGTCGGCAAGTGGCTATTCGGATGCCCGCGCAACTACCCAATGATCGACTGGGCGAAAGAGGCAAAGCACATTCTCACGGCGTGCGCCTCACTGAAGCAAACCTTGATGCAGATCGGCCTGAAGTGGACCACCAAGGGCGGCCAGCAGGCTATTGAGGGCATCAAACAACAGATGCAGACGACTGTCGGGCCGCAGACGCCGATCTGGGATACGAACCCGCCAGCGGTAAGCGGCGCTTCGGTCGTAACCGGACCCGGCACGCAAGTTGAAGCCTTCAACATGACAGGCGCGGGTGGCAATCCTGATGATGTGCGGCAATATAAGCTCATGTGCGCGATGGTGGCGGGCGTTCCCGAAACGTTCCTTGCAGACGTCAGCACGGGCAATCTGGCGACGGCCACCAGCCTTGACCGACCGACCGAAACGATTTTCTTGGAGAAGCAGGAAGCGTGGCGCGAGGATCTGGTGGTGATCGCGAAATACGTGCTGGAGGTTTCAGCCGGCGCACCGAGCGGCAGACTGCGAGAGTCAATGCGAAGCGGATGGACGGAGATTCGCGAATGCAGGCGCAAGCGAGGGCCACGCGGCGAAGTCGTCTACGAGGCGATGGAGCCGAGCGATGAAGAGATTGAGATCCAGGTCAACTTCCCTGCGATCCGAGAAGGCGATCTGAAGGATCTGGTTGCGGCGACCGTCGAATCCATCACGCTCAACAACAAGGGCGGCCAAGCGGTCGGCATTGACCTAAAAGCTGGCGTGATTAAACTGTTCGACCTGCTGGGAATCGAAGACGGGCAGGAGCTATCGGAGAAGATGTTTCCCGAGGGGAAATACAAGATCGACCGATCCGAGCAGGAGATTGCCGCGCCGATTATGCCCACACAGAAGCTACCCGGTGGTGAGCCTCTGATTGATCCGAAGACTGGCGAAGAATCCCCGCATCCAGTGGCCAAGGAATCGGCGCGAGACATCGCAGGTAGACCGACGCGCAGGATTGCAGAGGCTTTGAGGCGGGTTCATGAGGCGACGGCGCAAACCGAATGACAGACACTCGAAACACTAAAGATATATGGAGCCATACCAAGCGATTGCTCCTAAAGAAACAGTGGTGGCTATCGCGGAGACATCCGATGCAGAAATTTGATCTAAGGGATGGTAGGGTGTGTCCTGTAAATATATGGGATTACGATGACGATGCGGTAAGGCATTTAATCATGAAGGCATTGTCTTGTGCAGATCTTTTAGAATTCCATGGATATGAAAAGACTGCCAGAGAATTGAAATGGGCAGCGCAGCAAGCGATAAGCCATCATGGTAGCTCCAAATAGAATCATCGGCGCGCTGCTGGCGCTCGTTGAAGCGGCCAAGGGCAATTCGCGCACGTACTATTACGACACGGTAAATCAGAAGCGCTGGATTCTCGATGGCGGCGGCAAGAGCGGCAATTGTGAGGAGTGCGAAGAGAACGCCGATGCCGGATGGATTGGTGATGATGAAACCTTCATCGACTCCGAAGGCAATCCCATCGACGCGCCGCCCGCGCATCCAAATTGCCAGTGCGAATTGGAATTCAAGGAGCGCAGGGTGCGAGTGTACGTATGATGATGCAGGCTTACGATGCCGAAGATGCGGTAGGGTGCTGCCGTCGAATCGCAGAAGCCATGCGCAAGGGGCAGTTGGATGATGCGGAGCGCTGGGAGTGCCCAAAATGCGGACTGGAGTGGCGACCGTCCAGCGAGCATGGAATTCGATTCTGGCGCGCGCGACCAGAGGTTACGCTACTTTCGCATCGCAAGCGCAATCTGTGATGCGAACAGTTCGCGGATTGTTTCGCGGGTGGTGTCAAGAGCGGGTCGCAGGTAAGGTTGAGCGGGCATTCCCGGCCACGTGGGGCTATAGGGTCCCGCGCCTGCACCCGCCGATGCGGCTCCCGCGCGTCCCGTCCCGTACTCGACATATGCCGCGTGGTTTGCGGAAAATCCCACATCGGCGACGATCGTTTTATCCGTCTCGCGCACAGTAGTATAGCCGCTATCGCGCAATTCCCCAGTGTCAACAGGGACAATGCGTTTGGCCTCTTCCAGCACTGCCTTACCAGCAGCTTCGCAGGCCGCGCGGACTGCTGGAGCGATTCGGGCGGCGATGAACTGGCCGGCTGAACCTCGCGGCGTGGCGGTTGCGGTTGCTCGAATGATCGGCATGATGTGTATGTTATCATCCGCCCATGCAACTGCTCAGTTTCAACATCGTAGGCACGGGCGCCGCTCTCGCGCTTGCGGATGGCGCGACCGGCGTTCCCAAAAAGTGCAAATGGTTTCAGGTTTTGAACGTTGACGGGGCGGCTTTCACATTGGGCGGATCGACTGTCGATGCTACTCACGGATACCCGATCGGGACGACAGTGGCCAACTTTCAGCCTCCCATAGCCTTGGGCTTCGACTTCTATGATCTGGAGTCGATCTTCTTTTTCCTGACGACCTCGGCAAACGCGGTGCTGCTATGCGCTATCTGATCGCGCTGTCCCTATTTGCGGTTGTGATCTTCGCGCAACCGATCAATGCCCAGCCAGTAAATCCGCCGTCTGCGATGTTGCGAGGCAACCCGCCTGGCGGCGAAGGCGGCTCATGTACGGGATCGCGGCGGATCGGATATCTCGACAGTAGCGGTTGGATGTACACTTGCGTGAGCGGCCAGTGGACTCGGTACGGCGGCGGTGGGGGATCAGGCGTAGTTACCGTGACCACAGGCACCGGCAACCCATCGGCAAACTGCACCGCTCCATCTACATCGAATTTGGCAACCTACGTGGATACGGACACGCAGGATCAATGGTGGTGCTCGGCTACGAACACTTGGAAGAAAGTTCTATCCGTAACCGGAAGCGGGCCGTACGTCGTCACGGGAGCAACGGGCACGGTGCCATCCACGCCGGCATCCGGCAATGTAACCTGCTATTTCGATTCTACGGCGAACACGCAAATCTGTCTGGATTCCAGCGGAAACCCGTACACGATGGTACGCAAGTGGAGCGGCACGGCCACACTTGGCACTTCGGCGATCACCGCCAATGCCTGCGCCTCCACTGTGACGGTAACAGCGACTGGCGCACTCTCGACTGATTCGATGACTTGGACGCCGAACGCCAATATCAGCGGTGTTACGGGATATGGGGCAGGCTCCGCAGATGGTCTGAAAATCTACCCGTGGATCAGTGCCGATGCCGTCAACTTCGCGGTCTGCAATGGAACGGGCAGCAGCATCACTCCCGGTGCGGCCACTCTCAACTGGACGATAGTTCGATGAAACTAGCACTCCTACTCCTAGCTGCATTCTCTGCCGGCGCGCAGGTAATGCCATTCCCCGGTCCTGGGCTACCTGTTTCGGGAGGCGGTGGCGGCGGAACAATCACGCTGATCTCTCATATCCTCGGTCCTGCTGGTGGGGGGACTTCATCGGCAATCGTTTCCACGGGATCAACGGAATGTTTTGTCTGGAAAAGTGGGGCAGGATCTGGCGGCGGGTCGGCTCCGACGGATAGCAAGAGCAACACGTACGTTCTTGCATTCTGGGATAGCGGCAGAACAAGCTTGTGGTATGCCAACGCGTCCACTGGATCTTTCGCGGTAGGATCGGGCCACACATTCACCGGGCCTGGTGGCGAGTTTAATGCGTGGGGCGCGGCGTGCTTCAGTAATACTCTTACGACTGGCAACCTCGATCCTGGGGCGACGGCGGGAAGCAGTTCAGGAATTACTACCGTTTCCCCGACTGCAGGAGCTGGGCCTTACGACCCAGGAAGCGGGCAGCATATCATTTTCGTCGTATTGAGTTCCAACACGACCAGCGGCACGTGGTCTGGCGTAACTCCGGGGTTCACAATTCTTGATCAGGCTGATTTTTCGGGAGGCGTGAATTACGAGGGGGCTTTCGCTTATCTCGTCCAGGCATCTGGTACCTCGATCACTCCCACCGCCACCTTCAGCACTGCGGGAGACTTGATCGGCCTGACGTCTTCATTCAAAGGCCAATAGGTCATGAGACAATTATTGCTATTCCTAATCGCCGCGCCGCTGCTGGCAGCACAGATCCGCGTCAATGCTGGTGGCGGCGTGTCCGGTGCATACGGGGCCGATCAATATTTCACGGGCGGCGCGGCATATACGGCAACGGTTGCCGTTCCAGCGGGCCTCCCAGACTATCTGAAGACTTCGCGAGCGGGCAATTTCTCCTATCGCTTCCCCGTGTCTGATGGCTCCTACACTGTGGTGTTGCACTTCGTGGAGAACTCCAGCGCGATCACAGCGGCGGGACAGCGCTCATTCTCGGTGGCAATCAACGGGACGAGCGTTATTCCATCGCTGGATTTGTTCGCGGTAGCGGGCATAAACGTGGAGGTCGTGAAGACATTCCCGGCGACGGCTGCGGGCAATGGGATATCAATCGCATTCACCACCATCGTCCGCAACGCCGTAGTCAGCGCAATCGAAGTGCTGCCCGTTTCCACTTCGCCCGTGGTGGGTTTCCGACCGACGCAAGGATTAGGCGGGACATTCAAGGTTTCCGCATCTGCAATCGCTTGTTATGTCAATGGGATCAGGCAGTATCAGGGAACAGATTACGCTTACGATGGGACCACCGTTACGCCAGTTGCTGGGACGCTGATGGCGGATGCTGCTGGTGCTTTAATTTGCGATTACACGCCAAAGTGAGGGTGCCATGCGCAGGATTCCGAAGGTCTGCATTGATCGGTTAGCCGAAGAGTGCCGGCTAGAGGAAAAAGAAGAGGCCACCCGAATCAATGAGCGATTCTGGAAAAGATTCAAATGGTCGATGTATAAGTATTACCAGCCACCAGACGAGCGCAGCATGGTGGGTACGTCCGCGCAGGCGTGGGACGAATACGCCGATATTTACGGATTTGATGGGTTCAGGAGTCTTTACAGTTGTTCTCAAAAGTCGGTAGCGGGCGATCCCATATCCACTTCGCCACCGCCTGCCCGCTGAACTGAGCCATCGGCATTCGCATCAGCGTCCCGCACACATCCTGCCGGAAAGCCGCTACGCCGCGCGCGAAAGCTCTCGACTGAAGCATCTCTTCCTGCGTCTGCCGCCACGTGCGCTGATATTCCGCTTTGTGGAACTTGCACCAGTGGTGTTCTGAGGCGGATTCGGAGTCGCATCCGCCTTTCCAATCACATGTAGCCATATCGGCTAGTCTACTGTACAAATTAGCCCATATGTTGTGGGGCATATGCACGGTCGCGTACCATCCGCGCTGTATGGTTCTCAAGAACGGCTATATGGCGCTGGCGTTAAAACTCCAGGAAGCCGTCACCAAATCACCCGAAAAGTTCAAGGAAAAGCTGGAAGCGGCGCTGGCCGCCGAGACGGAAGACGGGCCGTGGAAAGCGTTTCTCGAAGCGGGAGCACGCCACTCAGCCTCGGACATGGGCCATCTGCAAGCGATTCACGACGCCTCGATGGTGTTGGGCGCTTCTTGCGGTGGCGGCATGGAAGAGTCTGCTAAGCCGGAATCCTCTGGCGTCAGGCTCGTTGAATCGGCGGCGACCCTCGAACCCATCGTGATTCGTGAAGCTCGGGCAGACTATGAGATCAAGCTCATCGCACCCGGAAAGGGCAGCAGCGCATTCTATCCCGCCGAAGTGCTGAAGCGCGACGGGCCGAAGGTCTTCAAGGCCAACACCCATGTCTACGTCAACCATCCGACGATGGCGGAAGAGGCGCAGCGTCCCGAGGGCGACGTAAAGAACCTTGCTGGCGTGCTGACCACCGATGCCGTTTATCACGAGTCGCACCCGAAGGGCGAAGGACTCTACGCGCGAATGAAGGTCTTTGCCGACCATGGCCAGATGGTCGAAGAGAAGGCCGCACACGTAGGCATGAGCATTCGCGCTTCGGGCATCGCGGAAGCGAGCCGGAAGCATGAAGGACTACCCGTTCTCAAGGAATTGACCCGCGCCGAATCGGTCGATGTTGTGACCAGAGCGGGCGCGGGAGGCATGATTTTGACCGAATCGGAAGGCGTCAAGAAACTTTACGAGGCGCTTTCTGTCGCTCCATTAACCCCAACACAGGAGGCCGGAATGACGGCTGAAGAGACTCAACGTTTAATCGAGGCAGCCGTAGCGCCGTTTAAGGCTCGCGCCATTCAGGGCGATGCACGAGGCGAAGCTACCCGGCTGCTGGAAACTATCACACTGCCGCAGGTGGCAAAGAATCGCATCATCGAGCGGGCCATCGCGAATCCGGCGACCACCGCAACTGGCGAACTCGATCTCGACAAACTGCGCGAATGCGTCGTAGCCGAATCGAAGGCGGAAGGCGAATATCTGGCGGCCATCACTGGCGGCTCCCGCATTCAGGGAATGGGCATCAGCGCTCCTGCTGCCCCGCCGAAGGCCGAAGACATCGCCACCCGTGAAGCCCGCGAGCAGCGCGAGTTTGCCGATGAGGTGAGCATCTATGAATCTCTCGGCATGTCGAAGCGCGGTGCGGAATTCGCCGCGAAAGGACGGGCCGCGTAATGAAGAATCAGATTTATCTCGGCACTCCCACAAGCCCGCGGTTCGCGCTTTGCCCCACGACGGTAACGGCTGGTATGCCGGTGCTGATCGGGAATGAGCCGGCTGTGGCGCTCGATGACTACCAGAGCAACCTCGGCGGCACGACTTTCTACATGGCGGGAACCTACGGGCTGACGGTCATTGGCCGCAGTTCGGAATCGCCCGTCGTCACTGCTGGCATCAAACCCGGCGACCGAATTTACGCCGTTGGCACGCTGGACAGCGCCACCAACGTAACCACCGCGTTGACTCTCGACGCGAACAGTTCGACCGGAACTTTATTCGGTTATCTTGACCCGCAATACAACACGGCCATCACAGCGGGGACCACCAATACATACGCGGGTGTGAAGCTCGCAGGGAGCGGAAGCTAATGCCTGTTACTAACTTTCAACCTCAAGAGCAGATCTCCGATTCCGCCTTCGACGAAATGATTGCGTCGGGCTTCCGGCCGATCAGTCGGCAGAAGAACTCGCGGAGGATTCGCGAGGCTGCGCGCCTCTACGCCGACGTGTTGGAAGGAAGGGTCGAGCCATTCCTTCTGAAGCAGGCCATCAAGCCGACCGATGAACTTTTCGTTTACCACCTGAACCAGAAATATCCCGGCATCTTTGGCGACAACTTCAAGATGCAGGGATTGCGCGAAGCGATGAGCACCACGGACTATCAGGCGCTCTTCGTTGACGTCATCGACCGCCAGTATTACGGTTGGTACAATGATTGGCCCATCGAAACGTACCCGCTGGTGAAGCGGCACACGTGCATGGACTTCCGCGTCGTCAAACGCTACCTCTACGACGGCATGGTGACTCCATGGACCGCCGTTGATTCCGGCGCGCCGGCTCCGATGACCTCGCTGACCGGACCCGTTCCGCAGGGCGGCAGCAACGCGCAGACCGCGAGCACAGCAGCCGTCACGTATCAGCCGAAGGCTTACAAGGCCGGGGCTTCGATCACGTGGCAGGCCGGCGTGAATGACGATCTCGGCATCTTCCGAGACGTTCCGAAGCGGTTGGCCATCGAAGGAAACCGGGGCACGGCGAAACTGATCACGCAGTTCTTCTTCGACAGCAACGGGCCGAACGCTTCGCTCTATACCACGGGTTCTGGCACTTACGGCAATATCATCAACCAGGCCAACGGCGCCAGCACCAACAACCCGCCGCTCGACGCGCAGGGGCTTCAAGACGCATTCACGGTCTTGATGAATATGAAGGACGACACTGGCAACCCGATCATGGTCATGGGCAATGCCACCATTTATCTGGTGCACGCTCTGACCGAATGGGTGACTGTTCAAAACCTGATGAACACTCTCACGAGCAACATCAGCGTCACTGGCGGTACGCAGACTTCGGCCACCTTCCCGGCGTACCAGTTGACGATCAATAACTGGATGAAGGCCAAGGTTGTGCCGATTGCCGATCCGTATCTTTCGATCGTGGCCACGGCGCATCCGCATAGCTGGGCACTCGTTGTCGATCCCGGCAGCGTCAACCGCCCCGCAGTCGAATTCGGCCAGTTGCGCGGCTTCGAGACTCCCCAGATTTACCAGCGCGTGCCGAATATTCAGCGGTTGGGCGGCGGCGTGGAAGTCACCATGGGACAGTACGACACCTTGACCAACGACCTGCAAATCATCGGCGTTCAGGGTGGGACGCAGATTGACGGACGCAGCACAGTGGCGTCCAACGCTTCCGGGTCGTAACGCGATTGCTCCTCGGAAGAAACGGGCCGGGGGCTTAGGCTCCCGGCTTTTTTGTTGACTGAATATGGCTGCTAATCCCAAATTACTTAGGCTGTTTTCGATACGGACCGCGAAGCAAGCCGGCTGGGATGCCCTTCCGTCTACGCATCCGGTTCGTGGCATCCCTCCTGCACTGCAGGCAGGAGCGAGTTCCGCGGTAAACCATCGTGTTTTCCGGCGTGAACTCGTGGCCGTAATTGCAATGTGTTTTTTCTCGGTTGCGCTTGCCTGTTTCGCCCCTGCGGATGTTTTCTTTAGCGGTGACTGGTTCAAGGTGGTCTGGATTGACGCAACAACGAACGCGGCAGAGATGGTCGAGCTGCAAGCCGTCAGGTACCGGCCCGCGAAGGCGAGTATAGATCAATCGGTATGGGCCATATCCTCGACACAGCCATCCCATCCAAATCCAGCAACCGGATTCGGTAACCGGGATATAGTTTTCAAGAATAGGTATTCTTTTATTAGCCATGCGCCCTCCTCAAGGTGCATCGGTCAGGGCCGCGCGATGCTTCAACATTGTAGCGGCTCGTTTCATTTTACCGCCACGGGAGGGTATTTCTAATGGCGGCTCAGATCGATTTCACCTACGATTTTTCGACCAACCTCCGGGTGGCGAACGTGCGCCTGCTGATCTCGGACACGATCAACACGGACGCGCAGCCGGCCATTTTCAGCGATACCGAAATCAACGCCTTTTACAACATCCAGCAGGCCACGTTTCAGTCGTCCATGTTCTTCAGCGGCTCAGCGGGCCGCGATCTGCCGTACTCTCCCGTCTCCACTCTCCGCGTGGCGGCGCTGGCGCTCGATTCGCTGGCGTCCAATGCTTCCCGGCTATCGGCCATTACCAAGCTGCTCGACGTGTCGCTTTCGCCCAAGGAGGCGGCGGTATCGCTGCGCGATCAGGCGATGCAGTATCGGACCACCGATGACGAATCGGGCGCTATGGTGCTGTTTGAGCAGGCCACTACCGTCTGGGGATTTGCTCAAAGATTTTGGAATCAATACCAGCGGCAGACGGCGGGTGGGGGGCAGTTTTGAATCAGAACTTCATCCATCAGGCCATCCTCGGTGTAATGCCCGCAGTTCGCGCCACGGGGCTGCTGGTGAGCCTCGCGACCTTTCAGAGGCCCACGGGTGCCAGCGATAGCGCACCAGCCGGAACGCTCGACGATGAAGGCTTCCCGCTTGGGACTTACGAAGATGTGACCGGCCTAGTCGCCATCCCCTGTACAGCGCCGCCGATTGGAACGGGCGAGGGGATCTCGGCCACCGAAACCAAGGGGCTGGAAGAGTTGATGCTCGACGCGCCGAAGCATGTGCTGTTGGACCGCCGATACGATGCGGTTGAGGTTGGCTGGCGTCAGGGCTGGCGCGTCACCATCGACGGAGTGATCTTCGATGTGATGGGCGCAGAGGGCGATTCGCAGGGGCAGATGACGCGCGTCTATGTTCGGAGGTTCACGCAATGACCCTCTACTCCCGTATGCGCCTGCTGGCCTTTCAGGAATCGACACTCCGCGCATTCTTTGGCGACGATCTGACCACGTTTCGCTGGTTCTACATTCAGGTTCCAGCCGGAATCATCGGAGTTCAGACATGCGCCCGGGTCCTGACAGTTTCGCAGATCGTGGATAACGTCCACGGCGTGCCGATGCGGAAGCAGCTCACCCAGGACCGCACGCAGATCGACGTGCTGGACAAGCGTCCATCGGTGGCGGCGGAAGCGGCGGCGGCGATTGATGCCTGGTTGGAGCGTGCCGACTTCGCCCGCAATTCGGCTTTTACTTCGCCCGCAGGCAACTGGCCTGGCACGAATATCAAATTAAATGATCGTGGGGGGCTGGACTACCAGACGCAGCGTCCCACCCCGTGCGTGAGTCTGGAATACCGAATTTGGAACGACAACACCTAAAAGGAGAACGACAATGCCCCTCGTACCGCCCGGATTACCAGCATCAAATCTAGTGTTGATGCTGCAGACCACCGAAAGCCCCGCCCGTTACAATGCGGTGGCGAACCTCGGAGACTTCACTGGCCCCGGCCAAAGCACCACCACGGTAGACGTGTCGAAGCACGGCGATAAGTTCCGTAACTTCGTTGCTACCCTCATTGATCCGGGTACGATTACCTGCCCAGTTTGGTTCGTGCCGACCGAGCCGACGCTTGCAGGTAACGCGCAGGCATTGGCCGAACTGGAGCAGAGCCGATCCTTTGAAAGCTGGCTGATCACGTTCGTTGACGATGCGGGCCTTATCACCGATCCGCAGATGACGTTCAATGCCTACGTCTCGAAGTTCAGCCTGAAGGAACCCGTTGCAGGCGTCTACTCGGCTGACGCGGAATTCCGCATTTCCGGCGCCATCACGTACCTGTGGGATGCCACGGTTATGCCGTCCGGTCAAGCTCTGCCGTAGTAACAATCCAAGCGCCATGGTATGTTTTATCCCATGGCAGACAATGAAACCCCACTCCCGCCGAACGAATGGCCCAAGGTCACGGTCGGCGGGACTACCTACGAAGTGCGGTATGGAATGACCGCCAACTACCAACTCAGCAAAGCGGGCGTCTCGCCCTCTGATGCCTTGGGAGTCCTTACCCAAGGTGGCGCTCCCGAAAACCTCTCCCGAATCATTGACATCTGGCGTGCTTGCACCGCGCACCACTTCACTCTCGCAAAGCCAAAACTGGAGCCTCCAACCGCCGAACAGTGGGCGGAAACGCTCGACAATTACCCCACCGAGGTCTTCACCCAGATCGCCACAGCGGTACGGACTGCAATCCTAAAATGGTCGCTGGAGCGAAAGACTCAAGCCGCGCCGACTCCAGCGACGACGGAAGCGGCTCAGACGCCGACTCCGATCAACTAAGCCCCGCGTATTGGATGCGGATGTGGGCGTTTGCCACTGCGGCAGCGCCCATGGGTCTTGGCTTGCGAGATGCCGAGTTCTGGTATCTCGATCATGTGGAGTATGCAGCAAAATTGCGAGTGTGGCGCGAGCATCGACAGGACCAATACACGATGCTCGCGTTTCTGCGTGCCGACTTCCACAACGGTATGATGCCCCGCAAGAGCGGCAAAGCCTATACCCCGCAAGAATTCGGCGCACCCGGTAAGCAAACTGATCCTGGAGTCATCAAGAAGTGGACCCCGCAAGAGTTCCAGCAGCGCGTGGAATCGCAGCGGGTGGATAAAGAAGCTCAAAAACAAAAGCTATCGGTGGTTGCCAGCATGAAGGGCCAAGGGCAGGAGCTACCGAGAAAGAAGGCGTGAGATGGCAGACGAAACGATACCTGGAATAAGCATACCGATTACGGCTGATTTTTCGGATCTTGACCGGAAGTTTTCCGATGCCATCTCAGACGCGCAGCAGCAGTCCAGTAAACTTGCGTCTGCGATTCAGGATGGTTTCCAGCCGCCGAATACCGACGCGCTATCTAACGCCATCGAAAACGTCGGGGATAAGGCCGCCAGCACAGGCAAGGCGGTTGATGATCTCGGAGCAAAGATCGCAGAACTGCTTTCCTCAGGTCAGGCGCAGAGCACCTCCGAAGCTCTGGCCATGGCCATCCAGCAGCTTGGCGAGAATAGCTCCACGGCGGCCAACCAACTCGCGCCACTATCGGCGGCAATCAGCCAAACCAACGATGCGGCGTCCACCGCAGCACCACAGATACAGGAAGTAGCGAAGGCTTCGCAGCAGGCGGGCGAGAGCGCGACTACAGCGAGCGGCGGTATCGGCTCAATGGTTACGTCGCTGCTGGCTATCGGCGGAATCACTCTCAGCATCGAAGCGCTCGTGGAGTTGGGCAAGTCTGCTATCGAAGCATCCGACAAGTTGGATGATGCAGCCTATGCTATCGGTCGCCTGAATAAGGGCGCGATGGACGGCAAGACGGAGATTGCCGGACTACTCGCGGTCGCGCAGGATGAGGGGCTTTCATTTCCCGGACTCGTCACCGCAGCGCAGCATCTGGAAGTGCTTGGCGTTCACGGGCAAGATGCCATCGACACGTTGCAGAAG